CCACAAGTCACCGACCGCTTTCAACTTGCGGTCGATATCAGACACACTCTTAGCGAAATGGTCCGCGGCTGCTTTTGCGGCAGAGTCGTTAGATGCGATTATGGCGGCGCGTTTTGTATCTGCCTTCGCCGCCGCTTCAGCGGCAGACTTGTCCGCGGGGCTGACATACTGCATAGCCTTGGTACTGCCTTGCGTTGCAACCCGTGTGATATGGGCGCTCTCCTCCGGAGATGGGAAGAAGTTCGGCTTCGGCAGCTTGCCTTCTAACTCCATCCGAAGAGCGGTCTTCATATCATTTAGCGTTACCCCATCGCCTTTAATAAACTTCTCATCTTCTGCATCCCTCAAGGCTTTTCGTGATGCCCGGGTTGAAATAACCGCCCTGGGCTCAATGTATTTGCCGGCTCCAACCGCTTGGCCGGCCTTGCCTGCCTCGTTGCCTTTGGGATCTTTCTCGGGCAGAAGGCGGGCCATTGCTTTCGCGGCCGCTGTCTCCATGTCGTGCCAGAGCAGTGTCCACCATGTTTTCGTGTCACCCCATACCGTCTTGAAGTTTTGCGCGCCGGTTTCCCACACTTTCTCAACTTCGAGTAGTGCAATCGTACCGCTGTTTTTGACCGTATCGGTGAATCCTTTCCAGCTTCCCAGCATGATGTCGATATTTGCCACGACGGCGCGAAACGAGCGTTCTGCATTGTCGGCGAACTGTCTAAACGATTTGCTATTCTCCAATATGCGCTGGACTAGAGTCAGACTCTTTGCCGCATTCCCGAACAGTTCTCCGATTTTCGGAGACCACCACTGCATTATCGAGGCACCGGCCTCGACAACGCTGACCTTGATGGAATTCAAACCCTTCTCAAACGGGCCGAGTTGCTTCTTAGCAACCCGTTCCGTGATGCCGCCCATTTCATTGAGCCGCGTGTTATACGTTCGGATCTTGTCGCTCGTACCGATCAATGCCATCAACGCGGACACGCTTTTGTCGGAGAAGCCCAAGTCCAACAGCGAGGCCTTCTTGGCCATGTCGCTCATTCCGACGAATAGACGCTCGACATCCCCGACGATATCGGCCATGTGTCGCATTTCGCCGGCCGAATCAAAGACGGAAACACCGGCAGCGGCAAACGCTTTCTTGTTCTGAATCGCTTTGGTTTGCAGATCACGAAGGACGATTCCCAACTGCGTCCCGGCCTCGGCTCCTTTGATCCCCTGATCGGCAAACGCGGCTAGGACAGCAACGCCCTCCGTTACGTCCTTGCCAAGCGACCGAATAGCCGGCCCCGCCTTGTTGGTGAGGGCTTCGCTAAATTGCTGCGCCGACGCGTTCGCGAGTGTATTGGCGCCAATCAATACGTCAGTCACCCGAGACAACCCGGCAAGGTTCTGCACAGCGTTTTTGCTACTCAACCCAAGGGCTGACTGTGCGTCGGTAGCGAGATCAGTCGCCGTGGCCATGTCGAACACGCCAGCAGCAGCAAACCGCGCAACCTGCGGAAGTGCCGCGATCGACTGCTCCGCATCCATTCCAGCGGATGCTAGGTAGAAATACGATCTGGCCATGTCGCTTGCCGACTGGCCGGTATCGCGAGCGGCGGAAAATGCCGCCGCGTTCATCCGTGACTCTGCTTCCTCCGTCACCCCGGACATGATGGCTAGGCTGCTTCGCATACTAGCGTTGAAGTCGAGGCCGGCCGCGCCGAAGTCCCGAGCAGCACGCGTAACGCGACGGAAGCCCGCCACGATGGCATCCATGCTCTTATTGACGATCGCCGCCGTAACTCCCGCCGTCACCCCCATTCCGCGCAGCGATGTAGTAGCACCCGCCGCGCCTTTTCTGAAGCCACGGGCATCCATCCCGAGCCGTGCTACCAGGTCACCGATCGCCGTGGACATTCACTACCCCTCCAGCCGCCCTTGCGATCGCTGCCACTTGGGCCGCTCCCGCGATCGGTTTCGGTTTCCGCTTGTCCGGCGTTTCCTCAAAGTCATCCGGCTCGTACTTGGCGCCCATCGCGTTGGCAACCGCCGCAAATCCATATTTCAGGATCTCGCAAATCCGATCCGCCGCTGCCGGCTGGATCACTCGGAACGCCTGCCACTTCGCCGCCTGTTGTGGAGTCATGGAATCACGCATCTCCTCAACGAATGGAACGCCTAACGCGTCGGCTAGCTCGTAGGCTCTTCGCTCGGCGTCGTCGGTTCGGAGTTTTTTACCAGGTCGTCCAGGTCTTGCTTGTTGATACCGCAATGCTCCACGCATGCGTCGTAGAGATGCGACGAATCGGCCGCGTCAAGATCGGCCAATCGGCCCACCTCGTTCGCGGGAACGATCCTGTTGCCGTTGCTGTCCACCAGGCACATTGCGATGAATTGACGGTTCGCCGCCTTCAGCCGGTTGTGGCGTTCGCGTTCGCCCGTTGCCGCCTGGATAGCCGCCTGGTAGTCCGACAGTTCCCGCTCGAACAGCGAACGTATGCGTATCGTTTGCCGGCCGATCGGCAACGTAGCTGTCGTGAACCGCCGCTTGCCTCCTGCCGATACAAGTTCTTCAAACGACGCGACTTCGTTAGTCGGTGTCCCATCCATCTAAGATCAAGCCTCCCTCGCTGTAGATCGCATGTGGCCCCGGTTTGTTTGATCCGTCCGGGTAGTAGCCACTTATTTCGCCGGCATCGTATATCTCGTAATCCTCTGGCACGATTCCGGCAGCCGTTCGCCGTTGGGCATGTTGCGCACGGGCCATCTTGAGCGGCGTCATGTTAGCCGCCTTCTCGCACTCATCGTCTGCCGGTTCGGCCATGCCCATCCGTACCAGCTTCCACACGTCGGGGCCGTCCTTCACGGTCCCTACCGGGATCTTTCTATCCGGAAATTCGCGGCATCCGCCGCTGCCTGTGCGGCAGGTTTTGCACATGCATTTCGCTTCAACTATCATTCGCGCTTTCATCAGTACGCGCTGCCTCCAGCTTCGTAGGTCGGGATTCCGCTCAGCTTGATCGAGAAACTCGCCTTGAGACCATCATTCAGCGCCACAGCCGTCGAGAGCGAGAATCCGGCCCCCGTGAAGTTCATGTCGGAGCCATCGGAAAATCCAAGCGCATACGTTTCTTCAGCCGGCAAACGCAGAAGCTCCGTCAGGTTCTGGTGTCCTACGAGAGCCGGGTCGAAGAACATCTCGCCGGAAAGCGAACCGCCCTCAGTTCGACCGGTGGCCTGGTGGGGAATGCCTGAATCTTCATTGTCGAGGGTGTCGGCCTCAAACGTCTCGGACTCAACGCCAGGCCCGTCCAGGCTGATTATCTGGGCGATCGGTGTAGCTACAGATGCAATCGTTTGATAGAGGGTTGTCCCCTTGCAGATCAGCTTTGACATCGCTTCATCTCCGTTTTTTAGCTTCGCGTTTCAGTGCGACGGCTGCACGATGCCCCGCCGCCATAATCATCTGACCACTTGCGTTTATGATCGCAGTCTCGATCATCCCACCTAACGGCGCCGGCATGATCCTTCCTGTTTTTCTACCCGTGGTGGCCTGCACTCGTTCGTTGGTGCCGAGAGCCATCCAGTGGACGTTCGACGCGGAGATTCCGACGCCAATCCCCTTGCCCTTGCCCGCCAAATGCCGCGCGGCGGCTTTCTCACTTCGCTTGGTTCCTTTGCGTTTTCCCAAGCTGAATCCGACTTTCAGCCCGAACTCCTTGGTATTTTTATCAACCCCTATTCTGTGGCTGATCGTTTGGCGGGCTGCTTTTTTTAGCTGACTGCTAATTGACGACGACTGCACCACCACGCGAATCGCTCGCTTGGCAGGTGTTGCCGCGCCGGACATCGCGGCCTTGGAGATTTTCCTCGGCGCTGAATCCGCCAACCTCTTCAGCCACCGATTCATCTTGTTCAGTCCTCGAATCGACTCGGCCATCACGCCACCCCCACCGGTTCGACGATCGGGAATTGATTCCACCAGTGCTCCCGAACGTGTCGCGGCCGGTGGCGGCGGTTGAACATGATGTCGGATTCTCCGCTCGCCTGGCCGACGCAAAAACGCCACGGGGCGTATGTGTTGAACTCGCCGCTGGCGTGCATCTCGCCGAGCCGATAGTCGATGTGATGTAGTCGGTGGTGTTCACTCGCCGAGGGGCAGTCGATTGCGTCCAGGGCCGCCCGAGCAAACGGGAGCCGGATCGCGTAGGCGTGAGTGCGGTTGATATACCGGCCGCGACAAAGTCGATCTTGCACGACCACTTCCGGCGGCAAGTCGTTGGTATTCAGATGCTGGCCGCCGAAATAGATCTGGTCCCAGTCGTCGGGGGTGCATGCAATCGCGTCTTGCATACGTTCGACTGCGTTGTTGCAGAACACCGCGTCATCTTCGAGCACCAGCACCGAGTCATAGCCCGATACGACCTGCCACCGCCACACGGCTATATGTGATTGATGGCAACCCCATGCTCCCGGTGGGGCCTTGTACCATGACGGGCACCCGCACTGGCTGCCATCAATCGCTGCCCAGCGTTCGGGCCGCACAAACGGCCAGTCCGCGGGGAAGGTACGCCAGAACGAGGCCATTCGCTCCGGCCGCCTGTCCAGGTTGATTACCACCACGCGATCGAACATCAGGTGGCCTCCTGTTGGCTCATGATGTACGTCTGCTCGACGGTGTACCAAGTCTTTTGGCTACCGTCCTCTCGTGGCGTTTCGCTGTTGACCTCATCTTCAAGCACTGAATGAAACTCGGTACCGCTGCCGCCGTATCCGGCCAGGCCGGTCCCCGGATCTGTCCCATTGCGTTTCACCGCCGTTGCCAACGCGTCCGCCTGCGATCTCGTAGCTGCCCGGCAACTGATATTCACTTCTGCGTAGGTCAGCCCGCCCAGGCCGCTTAGGTCGTTCTGCGGCGTGGCCCGGTCGATCTCCACAATGATGTGCTCTTCATCTTTGTCGTCCCGGTCGTCGAGTCGATCGGGCCGAATCCGCGAGGCGCCGCCCGTGCCCACCAATGCGGTCACTGCGTCCATTGCCAAGAGTGCGGTGCGGATGTCTCCGGTCAAAC